CTCTCCCATGAGACCTTCCGTTGCGAGATAGCGCCTCAGTTCTCTTAGCTCTGAGGCGCTATCGTGTTTGGGCGGATATCCTCAATAATCGCTTGCATGATTTGTAATTTGTACGCATAGCCCATATTGGCGAAACTCTCCGGTGCGATGGGGAGCATGGTCGTCTGCTCCTCATCCACGTAAGCATCCCAGGACTTGATAATCTTGGGCATTGTCTCGTTGAATGCCTCGCTCCCGGCGTCAAGCTGCGCAACCGAGTTGTCTGTGACTGCGTTGGGATAATAGACAATCGTTAAGGTATCATCCCCGATAGGGATGGTGACTGAGGCAGTATTCGCTGCCATCTTGCTAAGCGTTACTGGCATTGGTTGCCTTTCTAAAGCGCCGTGAGGAGCGTCGTGACGAGAAATTTATGCGCATTCGCCCAACCTGCATCCTCAACAATCTCAAATTCCCATTCCTCCGCAAACACGCCGTCTTTATCGGAGAATGGACTAGGCTTACTCACCTTCACCGCCATATCATGTTGGAAGGTCGCATATGCCTGCGCGACCGATGCGACGGTCGGGGTGCCGCCGGTGAGGGCGACGTTCGTCACCCCGACTGCCGACATATCCGAGGCAAGTGCGCCTGAGAAGGTGAAGATGTACGGGCCGCCTGCACTGCCTGTCACGGTACAGTTTGTGCTCACTGTAGAGAGCAATTGGAATGCAGTATTGACCGTGGCGCTCGTGAGTCCTGCGCTATAGGTAATCAGTGCAGTAGTCTGCCCCTTGTACGAGAGGGTGAACGTTCCACCCGTAGCGCCGCCGCCAATCGTGACGGTCTGCAAATTGTCGATAATAAATCCCTGGCCCTGTACCCGTAAGAATTGCGTTGAGCCTGCTTGCAGATTGGTGAGCGGCGTCATGCCCACAGCATCAGCTTCCAGCAGCAGCTTGATCGTGCTGGTTGGATTGAGGTCAACATGCGCCGACCATCCAAGATTGGCACGATTGAGTGGGAAGAACATTCCATAGAGGTTCCCAAAGTTGAAATCAACATTGAGCACTTTCAAGAGTTGCGTCGTGCCAAGTGCGCCGAAGGTCGGGTCAAGATACACATTGAAATGCTTTCCTGCCGAGGGTTGCAGCGCAACAGCAGTAGGCGTGGATGTCATGGTGATTGCTCGTTGCAATGCCTGGGCCAGCACCTTGCCACCTATGGTATAGCCTGCTTTGCGATCGCCCTTGTAGCCAAATTCAGAGATGAGACCGTAGTTGACTTTGTGGTTATAGATGGCGTTGCCCGAGGCGTTGTTTTCGCCTTGCTCAATGGTGTAAGTCTGAGGCTGCACACTTCCGGTGAGTGGCGGCGTGAATACCCAGTCTTTCGCTGTGGCTGATGCGCCGTGGGCCGTGATGACCGGCGCGCCACACACACCGGCCAGCGCATAGACGATGCCGTTGTAATCCAATATGCCGGAAAGCGTTCCCTCCACCCATTCGCTATTCTCAATCACAATTGAAGGGTACTTGCGGCCCGTTGCTGTAAAAGGCGCAACATCAGCCATCGGCCCAAAGACGATAGCAAAGCATTGCAAGAGCTTATTTGCAGCAACGTTCGTGCCGGGGGTCGTCTCCAGACCGAATTGCAGAGTTTGGTTGATGCTACTGCGCTCAGGTGTCCATGGCATAGTTCATGCTCCTTGTAATTCTATATGGTAGATTCCTCCGAGATGGCTCCAGGGTTGACCATTGATGAGTTCGCCATAGGCAATCGTCTGCTCCCGGTAGCAACACAGCACGCCGCCCGATGATAGGCCCACGCTGCGCACGCTTTTGAAAAGCGCGTCAATGCGATCTGCTCCTGTAACAAGTACTGCATAATTGCCGCCTGCCCCACTTGGCCCAATCATTTTTATCTGTAAAAGGACATGCACAAACAACCGAACGGCGTTCGCAGTGAGCATATCCGTACCTGCCTGCTGGCTCACCAATGCGAACGGTGCTACTGTGTCCACCGGCGCATATTCCCTCCAGACACCACCAACCGCCGCCACCATTAAGGGTGCATCGGATTGCATAGTACTGGCCACCCACTGATAGGCTTGTGCTGTTTCCACTTTTCACCCCTAATGCGGCAACCTGCTTTCAATGCGTGCCATTCTCGCTTCAAAGCCTGGGCGTGTCTGCTCGATGCCTGGCTCGAAGAACGGGCGTCCTGGGAAAAATCTTGTCCCATAATTTTGAAACACCCCATAACTCGCTCCCACAATCACGAACTTCGTCTGCTCATCTGGCCCATTCTCGACATGCACGCTATCATGCATGTAGCCAGTCTTGACTTGCCCATTCGAGATGATAAAGCCCTGGATATTGTGCTTGCACTCAACGGCCGTTTCCGAGACGATATCACCAAGTATCCCCGGCAAAGCATTGGCTATTTGTGAGAAATTGTTGAATGAATTAGCCATCAGTCACCCCCGTGTCGTTCCCGTAGGTTGCCACTCTTCCAGGTACAGAATGATGTCCGTATTGTTCTCGTCGTAGTTGCCGACATCCTGTATGCGGTAGATATGATTGCCATACACCATCCTCATGTTTGAACGTACGTTCACACCGCGCCGCCAGCGCATGAATGCCCAACTCTTGATGCCTGGATAGAGTTGCTGCGCCATCACCCGCTCATACGGCATCATCGTCCTAAACGTGATAGGCACATTTGACAGCCCAGGCACATCTGTCCAGGTGCCACCGTCAGCAAAGCCTAGCCCACTCGAAACGCCCGTGAGCTGCTGGAAATGCGCGATAACATGGCGGCCCGATGCATGGCTTTGAACAAGTTTTCTGCTACTGGTTGATGGCATTAGAGCATCACCTGTATCTCTATGATGCTTACCTTGCCGTCTTCCGTTCGCTGGTATTTCGGTATGAGCATAGGAAGCATACTGCCTTTTTCTGGCAAGGGAAGTGCATAGCTCTCAACGATAACCACCCATTGATAGAAAGAAAGATCGAAGAAAACGCCGATGATCGTGTACTTATCAGGTAAGAGTAGAAGGCTCTGGAACGTATCAAACAGTCCTTTGGCTTCCATTGCGTCCCAAATGATCTCACCTGACTTCGGTTTCTCGATCTTCACCGATGCAAGTTTTACAAGATCGTCGCTCACATTAAGGCGAGCACGCCCCTTTACTTCAGTAGTCATAACACTCACTCTTCCGTTCCCCATACATAGCCGCTTATAGTGGAGGTGATTGTCACATCCAGAAAGAGCGCGTTATTGACGGTCGTAGACAGATACCCGTACTGACCTAAACTCACCGACACTTGTGCAGTAGACACCGCCGCTGTAGGCGGGAAGCGCAGAAACTCATTCGTCCCACCTGTTGCATCCTCAAACAAAATACCGACATTTGCCACGGTCGGAAGCACGCAAAAACCGAGTAACCTGAACCGCTTCCCAGAGGTAGGAGTCCAGACAGCTACGGGCGTCGCGGCTGTAATCGAAACTGCCTTAATTGGTTTGAAGACATAAGCAGGTGCATTTCCCCATACATCAAGTCCTATGGGATTTGGCATAGTTTCATCTCCCCTTTCCGGGCATTAGAGCACCCATACCTTATTGCCCATGAATTGATCTTGTATCTCCGCAGGCATATCCTCACCCACCCGGTTCTCATATTTCCAGGCAATGAATTGCAGCAAGGCCAACTTGAGATCAGGCGGTAACGTTGCGTATCCACACGTATACGTCAATCTGTACTGATAGGCCGGTGGCGGATACTGCAAGTACACCAGGCCAGGAGAGGGCAGGGTGTCCACTACATAATTCGCCACCGGAGGACTCCCAACGGTTGCAGGCCACGTTTGCCACGCATTGAAAGCCGTGATGCGGTACTCAAAGAGTGAGACCGCTGTGAGTGGTGGCTGTGGCAACTGCAACACGAACGGCGCAGGGCTGAACGGGTTCGCTCCTAACGACTCGTTGTACTGGTAAAAGTCCTGATCGTACAGGAGCTTAAACCCACTGAGACTACCAGCATTGACTTGAGGCATCGTCCACATGGCTTGAATGGTCTGCGGCGCAAAGGCCAGACTGCAAATCTGCTCTGCAATCGTGCGACACGATTTAATCAAAGCAGTCAGCACCAGATCATCGTCGGTGAAGTCCACACGCAGGTAGGAGCCGGTCGTGGTGGAGCGCAACTCCAACACATCAATCGGCTCTACCGTTGGTGGGACGGTTACCGCCCAGTCAAGTTTCAAGCTATCGACCATGCCTCACACCTCACACTAGCTATGCAGCCGGTAAGATCATCGGCGAGAACAGGTGTGCCAGCAGCGCATACGCCGCGCCCGTTGCGCCTGACTCTGTCGTCACGATCTGTACGTAACGCTTCCTGCCGATATAGTCGATGCGCTGCACAACTGCCGTGGCCGCCGTGATGCCGATGAATGTAGACGCTGTGCCGTATACCCCGACTTCAGGGTTGGGCATCAGGTCAGCGGCTACCACAGTCGTCCAGGTTGAGTTATCATCACTCTCGTTGATGGCGAATGTATGTGACCCGTCAGTCCACAGGCCAGGGCATAACTCAAGCGTGAGCGCCGCATAGCCGCCGTTGCGGTAGCGGTCAACGACGGTCGTTTGTGCAGTCTTGTAGACCGCAGGAACAGAAAGCTGGATTGTCCAGAAATACCTGGACGGGTTTTTTCCAGTTGGGCCAATAAAGCTCATTTATTTGTCCTCCTCACGTTTGTGGTGTTCCGGCGGGAGTCCGTTCAGTTCCAGGTCTTCCAGCCCGACATGCACGAGCGCGCCGCACACCTTGCACGTGTATTCGTGATAGGTCGTTCCCTCGACATCAGGGAGTTGCACGAGTTCGCCGGTGCAATTGCCAACGCCTACCGGAGCGGCATCAGTAAGGATTTCTCCATCTAACATGTTTCTCTTTCCTCTCTTTGGCATGAGCTTATCCGACCTTCAGGACGCTGATGGCTTCAGGAAGCACGACCTTGCCTCCCAC